CCATTGCATAAATGGGACAGAGATAACAGGAAAAGGATCTTCACAACTATTGTTAGGGAATATCTAAACTGGGCGAATGTGCAAGCGCAGTTAGATGATGAGAGAGCTGCAAATGGATTTAACAAAGTACCTGAAAAAGGACATACTCTATAACGACCTTGGTTTCAGTACAGGTAAGAGTACACATGATTTAATAAACGAGATGCAAGCACAGGGATTGCTTGTAGACTTCTTAGAAATTACTGGCGAGATAATACGAGTACCAGTAAAAGCAATAGCATCAAAGCCTGATACTGGTAGACAAAAATCTGGATACTATGTAGTAAATAGTGTTGGCGGACACATGTTCTGCACTTATGGTAATTGGAAAACTGGTTTTGAGGGCAAGTGGTCAAGCATAGATACTAACCAACTTAGTATTGTAGATAGACAAGAACTACAAAAACAAATGGAAGAGGCTAGTGCTAAGTCGCGTGCAGAAAGGAAGCAAAGACAAGATGAAGTTGCAGTTGAAATGCAAGAAAAGTTTAAGATTTGCCACGAAGCCATTGACCATGAATATCTCACGAATAAAAAAGTTAAAAGTTATGGGTTGAAGCAATTAAATGGTAGGTTAATTGTTCCTGTATATAATACTACAGGACAGATTCGTTCTCTACAGTATATAGATAAAAAAGGCGAAAAAAGATTCGCTTCCGCCTCAGAAATCAAAGGTAATATATTTTTAATCGGTACTACCTTACAAAATCTAAACAACATAGAAAAATTAATTTTAGTTGAAGGTTACTCAACTGCCGCTTCAGTCTATGAAGCTACCCAAATTCCTGTAGCTTGCGTTTTTAGTGCCAACTTCTTGTTGGATGCAGCCTCTAATTTACGCAAGCTGACAGGTGCTAGATTTATTCTCGCACTTGATAATGATGAGAGTGGAGTGGGAGAGAAGAAGGCGCAAGAGTGCGCGAGTGCTGTGGTTAATAGTGCGGTGCGATTACCTAGTGAAGTTGGCGATTATAACGACCTCTATTTAAAACATGGTTTAGATAAAGTTAGAGCTGAACTAATAGATCATAAGTTAGGCATACAAAAATATGCGATTCGTAATCTTGTAGGTAAGCCAGAACCACAGAAGTTTTTAGTTGATGGATTAATACCTATTGGTAAGCCTGGACTTTTGGCGGCTAGTGGTGGGGTTGGAAAGTCATTGAGTGTCATACAGCTAGCTTTGAGAATAGCGTGCGGAGGTGGGCGCTGGTGGGGAAAAGATGTTAAAGAGCGCGGAAATGTAATAGTTTTTTGCGCTGAAGATGACTTGCCAGAAATACATAGGAGACTTGATTTATTAGACCCAAGAGGAGAAAGATTTAATAGTCAGTATGAAGTTTATGTATTTCCAATACCAGAACAAAAAGAGCCAATGATATTGTTAAGAGAAGAAGGCATAACACCACAGGCAACTGAACTTTTAGAGGAAATATCTTCTATACCAAATTTAAAGTTAGTTTGTTTTGATCCTTTACAAGCATTTACAACAGGTAATGTATCAAGCAGTAATGAAGTTGGACAGTTATGGGGTTCTTATTGTGCAAACATATCAGCGCGACTTAAATGTACTACGCTCACAGTACATCATTTAAACAAAGCTGGCCTTACTGTTGATTCAGATGACAGTATGGTTCAGCGAACTAGCGTGAGGGGCGCTTCAAGTTTGGTCGACTCACAAAGATTCTGCCTGACAATGGCTCTTGGAGATGTTGAAACTTGCGAGCGTATTTGCGAGGAGCAACGAGTACCATACGATAGGATGTCTGTTGTAAAAGCATCATTGGTTAAATCTAATTCTGGTAATGTTGATTACTCTACCAAAACATTATTTAGGAAGAATGGTGTACTTGAACCATTAGAAGAATTACAAAATCCTATGGCACTTTATGATAATTTTTAAAAGGAGAAAACTATGAATGTATTAAGTTTATTTGATGGAATGAGCTGTGGCAGGATTGCTTTAGAGCGTCTTGGTATAAAAGTAGATAATTATTATGCAAGTGAGATAGATAAATATGCTATACAGGTAAGCCAAGCTAATTACCCAGACATAATACAAGTTGGCGATATAACTGAACTAGACCTATCAACACTACCAAAGATTGATTTGATTATGGGTGGTAGTCCTTGTCAAGGATTTAGTTTTGCTGGTAAACAGCTTGCTTTTGATGATCCTAGATCTGCATTGTTCTTTGAGTTTGTTAGGTGTGTAAAGGAGTTAAATCCTAAATATTTTTTATTAGAAAATGTAAGAATGAAAAAAGAATACTTAGATGTTATATCTGAATACATGGGTGTTGAACCAATAATGATTAATTCAGCGTTAGTGTCAGCACAAAATAGAGTTAGATACTATTGGACTAACATACCTGGAGTAGAACAACCTAAAGATAGAGGTATGGTTTTAAAAGATATATTAGAAGATGGTTTTGATAGCGAAAGAGATAAATCTTATTGTATTGATGCTAATTACTATAAAGGTGCAAGTGTTGAACAATACAAAAAGAAGTGTCGTAGGCGGTTGGTTAATAAAACAAAAAAAGAATACATTTCTAAACAATCAGTTGAAAAGTATGTTGAAGATGTAAACGCAGAGTTTAATGATCCTTACAACAAGAAGACAGTTAAAGGAGATAAGTCAACAACGCTAAGAACAAATAGTAGCAATGGCAATATGTGGGTAAATGACAAAGCAATAAAGATAGACAAAGAAAAGAAACAAAGAACTATGATACCAACTGATGTTGATTCTAAATATTATTTATCAGATAAAGCCATTGATTATATGAATAGAGGTAGCGAGAAATATACAGGTAAAAAAACTAGAGCAGAACATTACATTAAACATGAAAGCGAGAAGTCTAAAACTTTAACAGCAAATATGCACAAAGGCGTTCCTTATGGTGTTATTGCAGTTGACTCATATAGAGAAGTGAGAACAGAAGAAGCCAAACGATTAAGAAAAGAAATGAGACAAACCAAAGAAAAAGAAGTTTACTGGCGCAAACTAACCCCTGTTGAATGTGAACGATTACAAACAGTACCAGATAATTATACTAACCATGTAAGCAATACACAGCGATATAAGATGCTTGGAAATGGTTGGACAATCGAAGTTATTACACACATTTTAAAGAATATGGAACTATGATCGTTGGGAACTTTAGGGACATACTAGGGAAGCTAAGGGACATACTATACACTCAGATGCCCAACACTAGGGTAGGAGATGCCCATATATCCATGTATATACATATACATAGGAGAGCAAACCCCTGGAGGGGGTTTGACTCTCCAGGAGCAGGGCGCACGCTATGAGAAGATTTGGACAAATAGACAAAGCATATTGGTGGATTACTGCCCACAGCGAAAGCGAGCGTGGGGAGAAAACAGCGCTGATTCCCATCGCGCTTGCGCGCAAGGAATCGGACTTTAGTAGAGTGCGCCAAATCGTTTGGCATTGGTATCGCTCGGAGGTCGCAGGCAATGAGTCGTTGTCTATGACAGCTAGATTCGTTGGTTGGGCATTGTGCGAGCGCTGGAGGTATGAAACCTGGAGTTCGCATGATGCGATTAGTTATTACGCCAAGATGACAGCAGTGAATAGAAAGAGCGTTGGGCGTGCGCTAGCGGAGTTGAGCGAGGCAGGGTTGATATGGATTGTGCTGGAGGGAGAGCCGAAGCGATTGAGGAAGTCCCAGAGCGGAGGGAAGAAGCATTTTTTATTGGTTGGTTTAGCGGACTTAGTTCGTGAGTAGCGCGAGGAGGTGCGTGGGGAGGCGTGCGAGAGGAACGCGCGAGAGCTTTTAGGGGGGGTTATCTTTTGGAGAAGATATCTCTCACGCGTTCAAACTTATTGCTTGCGGTCAATTATTACTATCGCGAGCGCTGTTAGAAATATCATTACAGCGAATGTTATTGTGACTCCTGCGAATATGTTAATAATTAGGTCAAGCATTGGTAGTTGTGGTTAAAAATACTAGTTTATCCTCTTTGTGTAATTTTTCAACATAATTCCTCATTTCATCTATTGAGGGATAGCCTGGCATTTCAAATTCTATTATTACTTTGGTTATTTGTTTCTTGTCGCGCTTTTTGAAGATACTATCCCAATTATTTCGTATCTTGTTTATATCTTCTTTACGTCTGCCACTTCCTTTGCCTGTCATTAGTACACCTTTTTAATTTTATCTTTTATTGATTTTGTCATATTGATAATTTCTAATGCTTGTTTTGAATTGTGTTTACTTAACTTTTTTATTTCGTTTTTGTCTTTTTGGTTTTTTGCCTCTTTGTAATACATTTCAAGGTTGCGCATTACTTTTTCCAATTCAGTCATTAAATCTTTATCAAGCCATTCCGCTATATGTTTACATTCTTTTTTAGTAAATGTTATTCCTTTACCCATTAGATTAGATCTCCTATTGTTTGCTCGTGGAAAATACTTTCCGCTATGTATTCTAGTATTTCGTCTCGGTCATCGTCTGGGTGCAAGCCGTGTGCAAATGCCATGTAATCTATTTCATTATCAAGCAGGCCTTTTCTATCTTGCTCTAATACATAATGGTTTATGTTTTCCAGTGTTTGCTCGTTGTGTTGATTGCTCATACTGGTTGCCTAAATAAATGAAACAATGCTTTTAGCTTTTCATCGGTTAAATGTCGTAAGTGTTTTGGTACGTCCTCTCGCTTCATGTAAGCCTCACTGTGCCACTGGGGGAGACTGTGCCTAGCCTTTCCCCTGTTATTGTTATTAAAAGCCATGAGCCGTCCTCTAAGAGCCTACAAGAGGGTTGATGTGGGTATATTATTTCGCCCTCATGTTTTAGGTTATCTCTTATGTGCTTTGCATAGCAAAACTCGGCGCGTGGATAACTGATCTTATATTGTTGCATTATCATTGTTGCTCCTTAGTATAAATAACAAAATAATCATAACCCTTACCATTTCCGTCTTCGTTTATGTAATCCCATTCAAGATTATAGAAATTAGCTATATCTTCTATATAAGTAGAATCAATATCAGAATATTCATTGTCTAAAAAGTTTTCCCATTTCTCAAAAGTGTCATAACCATTTTCAATAAAATATTCTTTAAATGTTTCATAACAAACCGAGTAAATACTGCATGGAGAATCAACTACATTTATAGATGTTGGTATATTGTGGGTTTCTTTTTCTGTTTCAAATTGTTTCATTAGTCTTGCTCCCTTTGTGATGGTTTACCATTAGGAAAGGTAAGCGCCATACTAAACGCTTGCCAGTCCTTTGGTGTCATTATTTGCTCTACTTTGTGTATTGGCGTGTTATCTTTTAGGCCGTACTTCTTGCGAAGTTGTCCTATGATACTTTTGTGTGATTTGGTTTTAATATTCATTACGCCACCTCTAATTGGTTTATATAATCAAAAACGATTTCCTCGCCTATAATATATACATACATATTTACAATAGCTTCCGGACTTGAAAAGTCTGTCATAACTTCGCCAAAGTTAAACAGCTCATAGTCTTTTATAAAGTCAATAATATTAAAGACTTGGTCTCCTAGCCATTGAGTAGCTTTGTAAGATCCGATGATGTAATAATCAGTATTAAAGATTTCATGGTGTAAATCATCTGTATTAGTTAAAATCCATTTCTTATCATACTCATTAATAGAATCATTAAAGTATTCTTGTATTTCTTGTTTCTTGTAGTTCATTGTTATCTTCTCCATTTATAACAGCTTCGCATTATTGCTAGGCTTCTACCCAAAAAGCCCACATAAAGCGGGCTTGTTTGGTTGGGGTTGTGGTTAGTTCATGTTTTTAAATTAACCTTGCTTTCTTCAGATAATCTACAGAAGTTCCTCCATCCATCTCATCTGTTAAATTAAACTGAACTGCATTGCCCCACTCATCACAATCAAAGTGTTCGTTTGGTATGTCTAACTTAATCCATACATGACTAACTGTATTTGGATTATCCCAATCGTTTTTAGAAAAATTAACAACTGTTCCGCATTGATTAGAAATATCCGTTTCATAATTTGTCACACAAGCAAAAGTATTGTCTGCAAATTTAACTCTGTCTCCATCTTTTAATTTAGTTATATCTAACATTATTTTCTCCAAAGTATCAAAGCTTAATTGCCTTGTAATACCCATTATATACATTTACACCCAATAAGCAACACTTTATAGTTAAAAAAGTGCAATTAATTACCTAAAAGGCATAAATAAAAGGTTTATAAGCTATAATTAATCGGAATATGGAAGTAAAAACACCAAAAAAAAGGGGACGTAAACCTGTAGTCATTGACTATGAAAGGGTTGAATATCTGGCGTCTTTAAACATGGGAATAATGGATATTTGCCGTAGTCTTGGTATTGGTTGGGATACATTTAACAAACATAGAAACAAAAAAAATTCGGAATTAAAGGAAAGATTAGATAAAGGAAAAGCAAAAGGACTTCAACTAGCAACAACAAAACTCATGGAAAAAATACAAGAGGGCGAGTTCAACGCAATCCAGTTTTATCTAAAATCAGCGGACCGCGAAACATGGGCTGAAAAGCAAACAGTAGAACATAATCTAAACCTGGCAGGGATCTTAGACAGCGCGCGCGCCAGGATAATAGAACACCAGGCGCCAGCACGCGCACTGCCCAAGCGCGCGCAAGCGCTGAGCAAAAATGCACAACGAGACGGCGAAGGCGATGGCGCGAATGAATAAATATAGGGTGGGGTGGGTGCGAGCAGTAGTTTTTACACTCCCTTTTTAACTAATGCAATATTCTCTCAATAAATCGCATTTGACCCCCCCTTTCGTTGCGTGGCGGTGGTGATATATGTATAACTACTCAACTAAAATTTTTTAATTTTTTTTTAATATGAAATACGGCGTAAAACTAGAAAAAGAATTGATGACCGAACTATGGTCAGGACCAATTAAAGACAACCCAGTAAACTTTGTTAAGTATGTATTCCCATGGGGACAAAAAGACAC